CAGGTTGCCGCCGGTCATCAGCGGCTGCACCAGCGGCGTACCGTCCTCGCGGAGGTAGCCGTAGTTCAGGGCATTGGGGCGCACCGAGAACGCATTAAGGGCGCCCTCCTCGGACAGTATGAGCGGCGGGTCGACCATGCGGTGCGCCATCCGAAGCATGGTCTTCTCCATCTCCTGCAACGACTTGATGTCGGCCAACGCCTCCATCGCAGGACTGCGCCCATAAATCTCTCGCGGCCCGGTCACATACCGACCGACCGCGTACGGCATCGCCCGGTAGCCGCCGTCATCAAGCAGCGTATCGCCCTCGCGCGCGACATACCGCGACTGGTAGGCCATGCCGTCGGGACCAGCCCGCCCGGCCTTGTAGTCGCCGTTCGGCTTCACGCAATGCACGAACTCGAACATGTCGTTGCCACGCGAAGCAGCCGCCGACTTGATGCCACGCGGGAGGTTCTTCTCCCACCCCGGCACCTGCATGGCCTGACGCGCCGTCAACTGGAAGCAGCGGTAGACCGTGTCCACCCGGCCAGTGTGGTCGAGGTCGATGACGATCTCGGAGAGAGGGACAGCGCGGTAACGCAAGGTCACGCCGGGGATCTCGTCGATGAAGAGCGCCGAGGTGCCGAAGGCTCCCAGGCTCATGTAGCACTCGAACGCCTGCGAGGCGAAGTTCGCCGTCGGGGCATAGCGCTGCCGGAACAGCATGTCGCGCAGGGCATCGCACCAGCGCTGCACCGCGATGTTCTCGTCGAGCTCGGGGATGCCAGTGTGCAACCCGTGCCAGACCTGCGTCGCCGGGGTCAGCATCGAGTCCATCGCCGCCGCGAACCGGGGCAGAGCACGCTGCGCCGTCGAGTCGAAGATCTTCTCCGACCGCTTCTCACCCGGCGTGCGTTGACCGGTCATCTCGGCCATCGACGGCCAGACCCGCTCGGCCACCTCCTGCCAATGGGACTCCCATGTACCGCGAGCGCCCTTCAGGCGGTCGTAGTCGGCAAGTACCTCGGTCGCGCGTGAGTCAGCCATTCATCACTCCCAGAGCAGGAAGTAGCCGGTCTCGAGAGTCAGGTTGTCCCCGTCCTCGGCTACCAGATTGCCGGTCACGGCATCGTCACCCGTACCGTCGCGGCGCAGCGTGCGATCGCTCGTCCGCTCCGCAGTGCGCGGCCAAGTACGCATCAGAACCCCGCAGTCGGGATGCGAAGCGCCTGCGCGTAGACCGCCGTCGCCGTGGCGATGTTGCAACGGATCTCGCCAGCGCCCAGTTCGAAGATGCCGCCACCGTCAGCCGTCAGCGTCACATCGACACCGACATCCTGCGCGGTGCCGTTCGGCCCCTTGCACTGCAGCTTGACCGTGCCGCCGCCGAAGGTCGCCTGGACGCGGAACTCACCACGCCCACCCGGCCATGCGAACCACGAACCCGTCGCGCTGGCGTTCGATGCGAGTGTGATTGCAGTCGCCATGTCAGTACCCCGCGTCAGCGATTCGGAGGACCTGCGCGTAAACGGCGGTGCAGGTCGTCACAGCTGCGCGAATCTCACCAGCGCCGAGCTCGAAGGTCGCCCGGCCATTGGCCGTCAGCGCCGTCGCAGAGGACACCGGGATGGCCGTGCCGTTCGGGCCTTTGCACTGCAGCGCCACCGTGCCGGGACCGAAGGTCGCCTCCACCCGGAAGTCACCACGGCCACCCGGCCACGGAAACCAGTTGCCCGTCGCGCTGGCATTGGAGAGCAGGGTGTATGCCGTCTTCATGGGTTACCTCACGCAGCCACGGCCTTGATGACCGCAAAGGACAGAACCGGCGAATCCGTACCGGCCGCAGGAATCGTGCCGTTGTCGATGTTCCCCACCGAGATGGTGCAGGAACCGGCAGCGACCGCCGTCACGCCGACCCGGTAATACTTCGCCGTGCCTGCCGCCAGACCGGACTTGATGCTGACCACCACCACGTCACCGGCCTCGATGGCGCTGTTCGTCAGCACGAACTCGTCGGCCTCGTGGCCCGAGATGCTCGCCGCGAAGAGCGTGATCTGTCCGCAGATGGCGTTCAGCGTCACGCCGTTCGTGCGCGAGGTGCCTTGAGTCTGCGCGCCACCCGCCCCGGTCGCGTAGCCAACGCCTGCCGAGTTCGAAGTCGAGCGGATGGAGCTCGCCGCCGTCACCGCACCGGCCTTGGTCACTTGGAACCGCGCCGCGCCGCCGACCAGCAGGTTGAGCAGGAACGAACCCGCAGCAGAGGCGGTGTCGGTGACATCGAGCTTGATGCCCGAGAAGGTCGTCGCGACGTTGTTCCATACCGCCACGAGGTCGGCCATCGCAGCGCCGGCCAGCGCCTTCGGCGTGATCTTCTTGGTCTCGCCCGCGCCGGTGTCGACGATCGGCAGGACATCGGCGGCAGAGTCGACATCGACCTGCGCCAACGCGTTGAACTGACTGATGCGCTTGGTCGCCATCAGCCGCCCCCGAGCAGCCTCGTGGTGCCGACGCCGCCCATCTGCCGGGATTCAGGCGTCGACATCATGGTGGCAGCGCGGCCGCGCCGACGCCGCATCCGGGTCGACTCGATCTCGCGCTGCTTCGCCACATCCGTCTCGGGCGGGGGAGGCGGGGCCTCGATCTTGGGCATCTTGGGTTTGAAGAGACCAGACATCGGACACCTCCGGCACAGAACTCGTCGCGAGTCTAGCCCAACACGCTGTAATCTGCTACCGCCGCACCGGGCCGCGCCGGGCGCTCTGTCCCACGGAACGGCCGCCGACCCTTGGCGAGGTACCGCAGGGCATCGGCGTAGTGCGAGGTCCAGTCGTGCAGCGGGCGGTCCTTGAAGCGCTGCAGCCGGTCGTCGTACTCGCGCCGATACTGCCGGATCGCGTCCATCGCCCGCCTCATCCGCGCGCGGGCATCGTCGGCAGTCTCGCCGGGGAACGGGTCAGGCTCGGCGTTCCACTCCACCACCGGCAGGAGCTGACGCACCGCCTGGATGCCATCGTCCACGCTGTCGGCCTCGAGGATGCGCGGCTTGAGACCGAACGCGGCCGCCTGCTGCGGGCGGGACTTGCCCGAACCCCACTCCTGCACCGCGCCGTCGTGCGGCCAGATGTGGTCGCCGTAGACATAGTCCATGGCGAGGAGCTTCTTCGCGTACCACTCGAGACCGACGCCGCTGCCCTCCAGCACATTGACGATCCGCACCTTGTGACCGACGAACTGGTAGAACCAGATGACCGTCGAATCACCCACCCCGATGTCCCACGCCGTCCCAACGGGCTGCCCGACGATGGCCGGGTACGCACCCACCCGCCCGGCCTGCTCGGCCTTCGTGATGGCATCGCCGTAGTACGCGCCGGGGATGTCGGCGTCGAAGTCGCAGTAATACTCCTGCCGGATGATGGCCTCGGCTTCCTTGTCGCCGCGCTCGTTCTTGAGCTCCTTGCGCTCGCGCCGGATGGTCTCGAGCGGAATCGCCTTGGTGTCCTCGACCGTCAGCACCTGCCCGAACCAGTCGGGGTCGCCGCGCGCGTATTCGACGAGCCGGGCGAAGTGGTTCCGGCCACGCGGGGTCGAGATGAAGATGGCCCAGCCGCCGTTCTCTGCGAGGATGGGACGCAGGAACGCCCAGGCATTCGGGTCGGCCATCGCGTACTCGGAGAACACCACGCCCACCGGGGGCGATCCGACGAGGCTGTTGTAGTTGTCGCTGCCTACGACCTGCCAGGTCGAGCCGTTCTTGAACCGGATGAACATGTCCTGCTCACGCGTCGACTCGCGCAGCTCGGCAGGAAAGGCGTCATCGATGCGCCGGCGCCCGGTATGCGGGTTCACCGCGTCCCAGATGGCTTTCCGGGACTGGTTCGCCTGCGGGAGCATGTGCCAGATGCTGCCCACCCGCGTCATGGCAGACACCGCCGCCCAGTGCAGGGAGAGGTCGTCCTTGCCCGATCGCCGGTGCCACGCCAACGCGAGCCGCTTCTTGCCCGCCTCAAGCGCACCCCACGCGCCCATCTGATACGGGCGAGGAAGCCAGCCGTTCGCCGGCAGTTCGATGTCAGGCATCCGTCAGCCGCTTGACCGTGACGGTGAGCCCGACCGCACCAGAGTGCTCGACCTCGGCCTTGTCGCCGTAGCGCTTCGGCTTGAGCTTGGCCGCCACCCACTTGCGGGCGTCGACCATGATGCGCTTGTGGTTCGCATCGATGTCGGCATCGTCGGCGATTTCGATGATGCGGTCGGCGTGAGTTTCGGCTTGAGCTTCCCGCGCGCGCGTGTATTTCTCCAAGAACTCCGGGTACTTAGAGAGCCATCCGAACACGGTGGACATGGCCGGCATGTCGGCATCCTTGCAGATGCGGTTGAGCGACTCCCCTACTGCGAGTCTTGAGCAGATGAGGTCTACCACCTCGTCGCCGTAGTCTGTGGGCCTTCCGCCTGGCATCACTTCTTCGGCATCAGCCTGCGGGCTGCCGCTCCCTTGCCGGCCTTCTGGGCTGACCGGCGGGCCGTGCTCAAGGCCATGGCGATCGCCTGCTTCTGCGGGCGACCGGCGCGCACCTCTGCCGAGATGTTCCGACTGATGGTCTTCTGGCTGTAGCCTTGCTTGAGCGGCATCGTCACTTCCCCTTGTTGCGTCTGCTGATCGCTGCGGCCTTGGCCTTGGCGTCTTCAATTCTGCGCGCCTCCACCGTCAGGTCTGCCCGGCCTGTCACCCGGCGACACCGGGCCTCTAGAGCCACGCCCGCCGAGTCTGACCGGCGCCGCCGACCGGGCGAGCCGCCGAGCTCGAGCACCGCGACCGCCGAGCGCCGCGCGGGCCGCAAGGCTCGGCAGCATGTCCTCGGGCTCGCCTTCCGAGTCTCCAAGTCTACGCGCCTTCGGCGGCTGCTCCAAGAGCTGATCGCGGATGACCGGCGGCTCCTCGCCGTACCTCGGCATCCCCATCCAGCCGCCGCCAGAGGTGACGCCGAGCAGGTTGATGCCCGGCAGCCGCATCGGGACGCCGGTGAGGTTCCACGACAGGCCCCACGAGTCACCCCACGACACACCCCAGCAGGTGTTCGCAGAGACCGGCCCCCACCCTGCGCCCCATGAGTACCCCCATGAGACGCCCCATGAACTCACACCGGCCCCCATGGGTCGAGCAAGGTGCCGGAGCCCTTGATGGTGTAGGCGTTGACCTTGCGGATGTCGGAGCGGATGGGCGTCGTCTCGGCGGCCAAGAGCACCGCCGTCGCGTTGTCAGAGGCGGTCGGCGCTGCCGAGTACGAGCCGCTTGCGAGCCTGCTCGAGATTGTCGTGTCGATGCGCGCGAGCTCGACGGCCAGTTCCGTGCGAACACCGGCGGGCGTCGCGAGGCTCGGCGAGGCAGACGGCGTGCTGGCCGTGCCGTCGATGCCGAGCCGGAACCGGATCTGCTCCCGCTCGCCAGCCGTCCAGTCCGTACCGCCGCCGCCACCACCGCCGGCAGAGGCATCGTCAAGCGCCTTGCCCGTCGAGCCAGCCGAGAGGTGACCGGAGATGGCCTCGTCCCACACGCCGTCGGCGATGTCGCCCACGGTCGGCGGGGTCGTGTAGCCGGAGGTCGCGAGTCGGGTCGAGACCGCAACATCGATGCGGCCCAGCTCGGTCGTGAGCTCG